CGTGGCGCCTCGTCGGGCTCGGGCTCGACGGGTGCCGGCTCGACGGGCTCGGCCTCGGTCGTCTCGGTTGTCTTGGTCGTCTTAGTCGTCTCGCTCATGTCATTGCCTCCTAGTAGTTGAATAGGGCCTTGGAGATATTCGCCATAACGTCATGCTCGCCACCCGAGATATCCCGAATGGGCACGTTATATTCTTGATTGAGCACGACTATCTCGGTTGAGCCGGTAACGCGACGAATAGCGCCATTGGCAAAGAGCACGAATGACACATCGTCATTGCGCTTTGCGATAAGAAAGGGAAGATTGCGGGTATCGACCAATGGGTCATCGGACATTGGGAGCGCTCCTCTTATTGCGTTGACAGTAGGACGACGGCCCGGCGCTTACGCGGCGGGTCGGGCTCGGGCTTGACGGGTGCACCCGCGTAGGTTTCCCATGTGACGCCTACCCATGTGCGCGGCCCGTCGTCGGGTGCTCCCGAGGCTAACCCGTTGCGGCCCTCGTAATAGTCAATGACTTGCCCGTAGGCGCCGGAGGAGAGGCAACCGGCGTCACCCTTGCCGCCGGGTTGCACGGCAATGCCGTGAATGTGATACGGCCAATCGGATTGTGCCGGCGTGCGTACCCACATAGCAAAGCCGACTTGCCGGCCGGCGTCTCGAATGAGGTTACGCATTGCGGTATTCATGCCGGCATCCTGCCCGGCTAGGTCAATGGCGCCACACCCGTCATGTGTGCCGCCGCTCGCCGACACCGAGCCGCCGGCATAGGAGCCTTGGGTGGGCCGGATAATGGCGCCCGGACATAGCCTTACTACCTCGTCGAGCATGGCGGCCGTGCGCTCGTCGACGAGGGCGCCGCGCCAATAGGTGCTCATTCGGCGGCCGGATATAGCAACCCGGCAACCGTCGGCCACACGGCTTGTGTTGCGGAGGTTAGGTCGGGATCGGTAATTGCCGTGGAATCGTCCGCCTTGTCTCCGAATCCGGGAGCGTCGCAAATACTCCAATCGAGCGTTACCGGCGACGTGCCGCGTAGCACCGTGTCGGCTAGGGACTTGATATCTTCCCGACCGTCATTAGTGAAAGTCGCGGCTTGCGCGAACTCGCATGCGTGCACTCGGGCTAGGAAAGTCTCGTCGGCGCGCAATTTGGCTACTCCGGAATATGCCTCGGACATTCCGCCTATCCTTTCGTTGGTTCGATTATCACGCTTGATATCCAAGACGGGTTAGGTTAAAGAATGTGTTAAGGCCACCCGCCGTACCGGCAACCGGCGTGAAAAAGAAGAATGACGGCGTAATAGTGTCGCCGGCGGCGAGGACCGCCGTTAGGGTTAGTGTAATTTGGAAATCCGACGCCTCGACATGCGCGCCGCCTAAACGGTTCCCCCCTAATGTGAAACTCGCGGAGAATTTGGAACCCGCCGTCATATACATAGAGGCGAGATAGACGCCGGCCTTATTGGCCGTCATTTTGTCCACCCCAATAGTGATCGTTCCTGACGGGTCGGCAATGGGCGCGCTTAACGCCCATCCGGTAAATGAGTTGCCGGGAGGCGCGGCCGAAACAAATCCGGCGCGCGCCATGGGAATGGCGCTACCGCCGGCCGCGTCATAGAGCACTTTCCATGCCGTCCCGGTATACGTTTGGAGTTGCTTTACGTCGTCTAACCAACTCGTCGCGCCGGCCTTGGGTGCCGGGAATTGGGTTGTCCTATCGGCGGCCGTTGCGAACGTCTGCACCGATTGATCCCAAACGACGTTCCCCCAATCGGAGGCGATTACTTGTCCGGGTGCTACTTGTCTACGGCCCGTCGCCATTGTCTGCCCTTTCTAGTGCGGGAACGGTTACGGCAAACGACCATCTATCGGTGTCCCATTCGCCGCTATCCCATCGAGCCGCTACCCATTTACTAATGTCCGAGAGTGTGAGCGTGCCGTCTATTCGATGCCGGCCGGCCGTGACGTGCCACCCGACGCACGCCTCGCGCCATATCCCGCCGGCCGTGTCCTCGACGTCGAACGACATATCCGGCTCTAGCGAGAGGAGGAGATTAACGGCGTTAGGGTTGCCGAGCCGAGACGAGAGCACGGCCTCACGAGGCGCCCTCGACGGCCACGCGCTAGCGGCGAGCACGGTATTAGCAACGGTCGTCGACCACGAATCGTCTTGGTGCTGCAAATCCGTGCGGGTATAGGCACGCGGGAGATACCGCGCTATCGAGCCCTCGTCTCGCACCGTGGCCGTCGCGGCATCCGGGCCGCCCTCCTCTTTCTGACGAGATATCGAGACGATATTTCGAATGTCGGCGAATTGGGCGCCGCCGATTGTCACGACTTGCACATCGTTAGGGTCGCTCGGGTTATCGCACACGACAAGCCGGCCGGCGAGTTGGGTGCCGACTCCTACTCGGCCCTCTGGCCGGAACGAGAGCCGGCCGTCACGACGGAACCATAAGAGCGCCAAATCGGTATCGGCCACGGCGAGTAGTTGTGTCCATAGCGCGTTAGCCATGGTCGACGACTTAAGTTTCACGCCGCCGGCCGTCACGTCGCGCAAGCCGGCCGGCCACGCGGCAACGTCGAGAATTCGATTAACCCGCTCGGCCGCCGTGTCGCCGAGCCCGGTAGCGGCCCGCTCGGGTGGGTCGAAAGCCGCTAACGCTTGGGTGGCATCGGTGGCCGATATCTCGGCGTGTGGCTGGTTACCGGGCACCCAATGGAATCCGTCGGCCGCTATGGCGCCGGTAAATGCGGCGAGCCATGCCGTGTCGCCCTCGTGGCGCCACGAGACGCGCATAGCGACTTGCGGCCCGAGGATGCCGGCCCAAGGCCCGCTCCAAGGGTCATAGGAGGCGCCATAGAGCCCGAGGGCGCACGTAGCGGCCTCCCATCGGGTAACGACGCCGTCGGCATCCGAGGCGCCGGCCGTGAGCGTAAAGGGCTCGGCCGTGTCGCATGTGACGTCGACCCAATCGCCGAGCGACGTCGCCGGGTTTCCCCATACGGCGCCGGCATCCCATCGGCCCGTGTCCCACACGGCGGCATTGGCTTGCCGGCCTATGCCGAGTTCGACCCGGTACTCGACGCCGTAATCGGTGGCCGTCATGCCGCGCGCCAACCCGGCCCGGCGGCCCGCTCAAATGCTCTGATTTGGTCGACGATTTGCCGGCCTACCTCGGCGGGAGCCACGCCGGCCGCGACAGTGACATTCACGGTGTAATGCCGGGAGCCGCCGGCCTCCTCCCGGAGCACACGCCTAAGCATCGGTTCGGGAGCGACAATCTCGGCCGAGCGGCCCTCGCCGATAAGGGCGAGAGTGGGCCGGGTGACCCACCCGCCGGCCGCGAGGGTCGGGAGATTCGGCGGGTCGAATGTCCACGAGTTGCCGCCGATGCCGGGCACCCAATCCGGGATAGGGCCGAACGTTACCGAGACGCCGTTAATGCCACGGGCTACGGAATTCCATGCGCCCTTAATGCCGTCTATGGCGCCCTTTACCCAATCAATCGCCGTGCGGAATGGTGCGGTAATCGCGTTATAGATGCCCGAGAGGGCGCCGGAAATCCAACCGACGACGGGCGCAAACATTGACGAGAACCAATCGACATAGCCTCGCACGGCGTCGATAGCCGAGCGGAAGGGCGCCGTAATGACATTCCACACGGTGCCGAGTGCCGACGAGAGCCAACCCGGAATCTTGCCGAAAAAGTCACCTAGCGACTGTAGCCAACCCTTAATGTTGTCAATGGCCGACGAGAAAAAGCCCTTAATGTTATTCCAGATATTAGAGATATTGTCGGCGAGCGACGACATAAACGACTTGATAGCCTCGACGCTCGTCGACCATACGGCCTTAATCCAATCCCACACGGCCGTCACGGCATTGCGGAACCACTCGCATTTATTCCACAAGAGGATGATAGCGGCGACGACGAGGACGATTGCTATGACAATCCACGTTAGCGGGAATGCAAATAGCGCCGTATTAAATAGCCATTGAGCCGCCGCGGCCGCAATTGTGACGGCCTCGTAGATAGCGAGCCCGGCATTAATGAGGAGTACGGCGGCGGCGAGCCCGCCAATGATGCCGGCGAGAATCATAACGGTCGTCGAATTCTCGCTAACCCAATTCGCCAAATCCTTAAACGTGTCGGTTAGTTTCGTGACGACGGGCAATAGCGCCGTGCCGAGTACCGCTAATGTGTCTTGCCACGCGGCCTGATTCCGTTGTGCCGAGCCGGCCGCCGTGTCAGATTCTCGGGCGAACTGCCCGACGGCGCCGCCGGCTTGCTCGGTAGCCAATTCCATGACGGCTTGGGCTTTCGCCGCCGTGAGCGCCGTACCCGTGAGGCCGGATAGGCCTTTCTCGGCGAGTTTGGCATTGACCTTGGTTTGGTTGAGCGAGAGCCCGTATTTCTCGGCCGGGTCGGCCTCGCCGCGTAGGGCCGAGCCGAGAGCCTCGACGGCCTCGGCCGCCGTGCCACCGAAAGCCGCCGATAGGTCGGCACCGAGCGTAATTAAATCCTTAGTGCCGCCGAGGGCTTGGTCGGCACCTAGGCCTAGGTTTTTTAGTTGGGCACCGAGGCCGGCGGCGAGTTGCCCGTATTGGGCCTTGGAGAGCCCGACGTCTTGCGCGGCCGATTGTGCCCATTTTTTAACGACGTCGGCATTCTTGCCGAATACCGAATCTAGGGCGCCCATGCTTTGCTCGACGTCGCTAGCGGCGTTAACGGCGGCGAGCCCTACGGCGCCGATAGCGCCGGCCACGGCGGCGGCCGGGAGTGCGGCTTTCTGTATACCCGTCTTAAATGAGTCGACGCCCTTGGTTACCTTATCGAGCCCGTCGCCGGCCGAGAGGGTACGAATAATTACGTCAAGTCCAACGCTACGGCTTGCCACGGGCCTTATTCATCTCCTCATCGTATTGCGCGGCTTGCTCGGCGAGCACGGCCGCTAGGGTCGCTAGGCGTTTATCATCGGCGAACCATTCCGGCGGCACCGATTGTGTAGCGACGGCTACCGCGACGGCCGTCCATTCTCGGGAGCCGTTTTCGTAGGGTCGGCGATTACCTGCCCGTCGACGGGTTGAACCTCGATATATTCACGTTGGAATGTGTCCCAATCGCCGGCCCTCTTGCCCGTGCGCTTTAGCGCGTAATACGCGGCGCATGCGCTCCCGGTAATCGGCATATCCGTGAGCCGGCCGAGCCCGTTCCGGGCGAGCATCTCCTCGGCGTCTTGCATATCCCGGCCGATGGTCTGAACCTCGACGGCCTCCCAAGAATCCGAGTCGTGCTCGGCATTGCCGAAAATAACCCGGAGACGAGGAGACGAAAGGGCAATACCGCTCACGCGCCCTTCACCTTCCCTAGTTGTGTGTCTATGGCTTTCTCGTAGATATCGAGCACGGCGCCCTCGGTGTCGGCGAAAGCATCGGTTAGAAAGAGGGTCGGAGTTAGGTTGTGCGGCCCGCGTAGCCCGACACGCGGGCCGACTCCCCAATGCACGGGAGCCGCATAGACGGCTCCAAACGAGACGCTAACGGTCGTCGGCGCCGAGTCGACCCGGCGGGAGCCGGCAAGCCTGCCCGTGCGCCTAGGAGCCCGTAGCGTCGCCGCCGTGGCGACAATCTCGCCGGCTCGTCGGTTGACGTCGCTTAAGTCGTCGAGCGAGCGGGCGAACTCGCCGAGCGTGCTCGCTAGACGCTCGGCGCCCTTTACCTCGACGACTTGCTCGGCCATTATGCGGCGGCATCCTCGGCGGCGGCATCCTCGACGACGCCGTAAGTGCGGGTCGGCCGGCCGACACAATCAAACTCAAAGTCTGTCGTGATTCGGGTATTGACGTCGCCGCCTTCCTCCAATGCCTCGATAACGACACTCCCGGCCCATACCGGCGCGCCGGTAACATTTGGCGTCCAAGAGAATGCTTGTGTCGTGAGCGCATTGTCATAGCAATACGAGAGAAAACCCTCCGGGTCGTCGAAATCCTGAATCGCCGTTCCGGCGAGCACGAAAGACTCCTTTTTACCGGCCGGGATAACGTCGCCGCAAAGAGTCTCTACCGGGTCGCCGTCGTCGTCGGTCGTTGGCGTCACGCGGATATTCGTCGGCTGGCAACTAAAGTCATTGCCGGGCGCCGTGCCGAACGAAAGCACTCCCGACTTAACCCGAGATTCGGTAATCATTGCTTTGCTCCTATTCCGTGGTAATGAGGGTGAATCGGAGTGCGGGCACGCTTTGCGGGCTCGACTCGGGTTGGGCCGTGAGGTTAATTGGCTCGATGCTCTGCACTTCCCCAATCTCATTGAGGGCGAGCCATAGCGGATTTCGGAGTTGCTCGGCGGCATCCTCGGTAACGGCCGGCGAGCCGGCCGGGAGGACGACGAGCACCCACCATGTGCGCTCAAACCCGCACATGGTGAGCGGCACGTCTCGCACCCATTGGGGCCACCCATTGAGCGGGTGCAATGTGTCGGGCCGGCCGGCCTTGCCGTTAACGCCGTTCGCATTGAGCGCGGCGGCGATATCGTCGCGGGTGCTCATGCGATAGCCGTTACCCGGTAGGGCGCCTCGTGGCTCTCGACTTGTGCATCGAGCGCCGGGAGCCGGCTCGGCCCATATTCGATGCCGTCGCCGAGTAGCCCGAGAGGCACCGAGCGGGCCGCTACCTCTCGGGCTACACGACGGTAGAGGGCTTGGGATAGCGCGGCCGGGAATGCATCGGGCTCGGCCGGAATGAGGCAATAGGCGGCTTGCTTATCGCTTTCGGCGTCGAGCACTTGCCCTAGTTGGGCATCGGTAAGCACCGTCGCCGGCACGCCTATCCATTCCCGAACCTCGACTAATGTCGGCCGCGCTCCCATGAGGGGGACCCTCTACCGGCCGCGCTGGGCACTAGCGGTAACCGGCGCAACGCCCGTCGTCACCTTGCAAAGTGCGCCCGGCTCGGTAACGGCCGGAAGTGCCCGAGTCTCGGCGAGAATCAGGAGCATGTTCCGAATGAAGTAGTCGGCATGCGAGTCGGTGAGCATAACGGCCGTCGTGCCACGGTCGAAGAGGGTGAGCCCGTTAGCAAAGTCGCCGACATAGGCCGTTCCCGCCGGCACGGCGCCGGCCGAAATCACCTTAACGCCCCATAGGGTGCTCTGACTCTGCGGCGTGATGCCGGCCGTGCCCATAACCGAGACGTCAATAGCGGCATAATCGGCCGGGTTGAGGAGGACGGTATTCGCATTGCTATAGCCGGCACTCTGCACCGTGCCGATACCGACCCGGATACCGGCAAGCAAATCGCCGGCACCGTCGGCCGTCGGCAACGTCGCGGCCGTAAGAGCGGCGGCGGCATCGGCCTCGATCTTGCGGTAAAGGCCGCCGCGCAACTGATTCTCTACGATGCT